TTTAGCTTTGTTAGCTGCCATGTTTATTCTGTAAATATTTACATCATTTCGATCATCAGCAATACTCTCTTGAATCTTTTGTCGCTGTTGAGCTAATTCATAAGCTTGTTGTAATTTAGCTTGATCAATCTGAAAATCCATTTGATCATTCATGGTTTTTCTTTGTAGCTCGGCAGTATCGTTTTCAAGTTCTTTCTTTCTAATTTCAACCAACGGATCTTCAGGTGTTGGTGGTTGTAACGCTGGCATTATCTCATTTAGAATCTCGCCTACTTGTTGAGCGATTGCCGCTTCAACGGCTGCTGGATCAATTTGAGGAACTGGTTGCCCAGCTGCTTGAGCAGCTTCCATTGATTTTTGGAAGAAAGTTGTAACTTGATCCCTTGCCATCATACCCACATGCTCTTGTACATGAGCTTGCAGCATAATATATCCTTGTGGATTAGCTTGTGATGTTTGACTAGATAGTAATACAACGTGTGCTCTAACATGTGCTTCGTGATCTTGCTCTGGAAATGCTTGTAATGGCATACCTTTCATAGCATTTCCGTTCTCGGTTGCTGGATCTACAGGCTGTGGCTGTTGAGGAGCAGGTAAAATAGCGTCAATATTCTTAATATCTAACGCATCATACATCCTTCTGTACGCTTCATGAACATTATGTATGTCTGGAGCCGCTTGAGCAAGCTGTAATTGTGTTTGTGCAAGCGATAATCGCTGTGCCATAGAGAAAATGTTCGGATCTGACACTGGAAGTATGTCCACACGACCATCAAAATCAGCTTGCATCGTCTCTGGAGGCACATTTCCAACAAAATAAGGGTATGGAACTGGATTTTCGCTAAAAATCTCGGCTAACATGCGAAATTCTTGCTTTTGAGCGTAATGTAGACGCTTATGTATGCTCGAAATGATCTTTGAACCTTGTTCAATCAACGCTACAGTCGTTCCAACGGGTGCTTGAGAGTTTGCATCGGCTATTTTTGCGTCTGCAACCTGTGCAAAACGCCTTCCAGAGTCAACAACTACCCCTAAAAGTTGTGCTAATGTAGCTGAGGGTTCTTTATATGGCAGTGGGATGATGGAGTTTTTAAGATCTCCCCCTGGGACATCGATGTCCCTAAACTCCCCAGGATTAAGAGGCTCATCATCATTACGAATGCGAACACCACGAGCCTTAAACCCAGCTGGAAGATTAGAGAGCGTACCCGCATCAATTAACTGCCTTAATATAGAAGTCGCAGCACGAGAAAGACCTCCGATTGTGTGCAATAAACCGAAGCCGTAAAAGCCAAATCCTGGTAAAAACTTGAAATGAGCGAAATATTGTCTTTTCCTTTTTAATGGGTCTTGTTCTCTAAAATTTCTAGAAATCGATAACACTTTTCCAGAATTCTGATCAAGGGTAACAATATAAGGAAGCATAATGCCCGAAGGATTCCCCTCCATATCCTTGTCTTCAAAACCCTCCAAGTCCAAGTCAATGTGGCATTCCAATAAGGTATACACATCGTCAGAGTAATTCGGGCGTAGTCCCAACAACTCATCAGTACGTTCTTGGATAGCTCCTTCGTCTGCACCATCACCTGTTTCAGATAATTCGACATCTCTGTATACTCCTGCTACTTGTAGTTTACGAATATCATTATACGTCATTCTCACTACATGTGTAACCCTCTCCGCTGTTCTTAAATCACTAGCTGAATATGGAACAACCATATCCTCTGCTGGTACGAACTTGGAAACGGCTCTTTGCTTGGTTTCATCAAAATAAATCTTTTTAAATGTAGAACCAGTTAATGGCAAATAAAACAACATTTGATCCGTGTCTTGATCATATTCCTCCATGATTTCAGTAATCTGATAGTTCATGAAATCTTCTACACGTTGAGCTTGTGCTTCTGTTTCTTTTGTCGGTGTTCCTAGTATTTGAGCTTTTACTGGGCCACCACTTGGTAACATTTCTTTGTAGGCTTGAGCTTGAAACTGTGTAACAGCTTCAGAAAGTAACGGGTGAGTTACACCACTCGCCCCCAAGAAAGGTTCACTTCGGTCTTCATAATTAATGCCCAGTAACCCTAGTCCCTTGGCAATGGCTTCTTCCCAATCTTCCCTTGATTCAACATCTTCACGGAATTTGGCTCGAATATCTGATGATAAGTCTCCCAAAACGTCATCGTCAAGAATCTCTGCAAGATTGGCGTTATGATCATATGGCTCTGCTTCAACTTCTACTGCCTCTTCACCTATTAATTCAATTCCCTCTGGTAAAACGTCAGTGGTCACTGGTAATTCAATATCTAAGCTTTCTTCTTCGGGCATTGTTCTTCCACCACTGCCCATTGACTGTTCTACCATGCCCGCTATCTGCCTAGGTTCTATTGCCATTATGTAATCCTCGTTTTTTTACTTTTTGTAGGACGCATTCGATCTGAAAATCGATTGGTAACATTCTTACCTTTGCCCTTTTTCACTGTCTTTTTAGACATTAATAAGTTCCTTTAAATGTCCCACCACGAGCTTTCATAACACCACCCATGTTCATTTTTCTAATGGCTCCCCCAGCTTTCTTTTTGGTTACAATGCCAAGTGCCTCTGGATCAAACTCTAATTTTTTTATTTTGTCACCCGATGCTTTTTTTAACATCTCAAAACTTTTTTTATTTTTTTTATATGTATCTCTTCTGTCTATTTCTTTTGAGGACATTTTTTTACTCCTTTAATAATATTCCCTTGCCTTACGAGGAAACCAATCCTCTATCTCATCTTCACCTTGTAGTGATATAAAACCACCTTGTCTAAAACGCATAATCGCCATTGTCATACTATCACAATAGTCATCATGGTCGCCATTTGGAAACGAAGCAATCTCTTCAATAACTTCATCAGCAAACTTTGAGTTAGGATACCACACTTTTCCAGATTCGAAAATAGGAGATACAATATGCATCCTTGTCGTTTTATCTAAGTTACCCCCTTTACGTCTTCCAGGACTGAAAGTAATCACGGGTAAATTGATCATTCTCATCTCGTCAGCTAACGGTTGACCAGATGCCTTTGCCTCAATCAACATCATGTCTGGTTCCCAATACTCATTCTGTTCTATAGCAATTTCTTTTAGTTCTGGGAAGTTCCATCTGCCTTTTATCGCATCTAACAGGATAAGATGTTGTTCCCCATCTTCTTTTGGCTCAAATACACCCCAAGTCGTAATAGCAGAATAGTCTGCTGTTTCCTTCTTACTATAAGCAGTATCATAACTTTGAATTATATAGTCAAGTCTCGGTGTGTCTTCTCTCTCCCATAAATTCCACCACTCACGCTTGATCATAGCAACATCGTCAGAAGTAGGATTCTGTTGCCATTGTGCGTTCCACTTGACGGGGGACAGTGAAGCCTTGACCTTTAACAATTCATCAACATTCCAGAATTCGGGCCATAAAGGTTTGTCATTAGGAAGTATCGCTGGAAACTCGACCACTTCCCATTGATCAGACATAGTGTCTTTTGCCATATTTTGAATTAATCGCCCCGTCAGATCTTTCTTAGACCATCTCGTTTGTACAATTATGATGGTTCCCCCCGGTTGTAATCTCTGTCTCGGTCCAGATGTGTACCACTCATATGTATTATCATACGCAGTTGAAGACAACGCATCTTGTTCAGAATGTGGGTCATCGATAATTAATAAATCAGCACCACGTCCTGTCATTGCTGCACCCACCCCTGCAGCAAAATATTCCCCGCCTCGGCTCGTTTCCCATCTTCCAGCCGCTTGGCTATCCTGTTTAAGATCCGTGTCTGGGAATATATCGCTATAGATAGGATCAGCAATAAGATCACGAACCTTTCTACCAAATCTTACCGCAAGTTCTGTGTTCATGGTAGCTTGAATTATTTTTAATTTAGGGTTTCTTCCTAAAAACCAAGAAGGCATAAGATATGATGCTAATTCAGACTTAGAGTGTCTAGGTGGCATATTGATAATTAATCTTTTTAATTTACCTTGGGCAATTGCCTCTAGCTTTTCAGCTATGATTCTATGATGTTTTCCTTCTATAAACCCCTCATATACATGCTTCGCATACGCCATAAACTTGTCCCTTGCCAATTCACGGGTCTCAAGCTTCTTTCGCTGCTCTTCAAGTAACAGTACTTCTTGTAAAATTTCTCTGGGTAACGACTCTAAATTCATGCTCAAACGATAATACATTTCAATGAATTTATCAAGCTAACATGACATGACATGCCACATACTATGCACCCCCAAATATAGGGGGAGGGGGGTCGTTAACATGTTAACTTAATTCCCAAACTCAAATAGTAACCCCAAGATAGTTAACTTGTTAAGCATATAACTTGGAGAGATAGTTAACATGTTAATCGATAGTTGTTATTAGTTGTAATTAGTTGTTGACTATCTAACTGGAGTGTGTCTTAATAAAATCAACAAGAACAAATAAGAGAGAGGATAATTAACATGTTAACTAAAGTAAAAGTTTACAAGAACCTAACAAGAAACACTTGGAGCATCCAAGACTATAAGACAAGGAAAGTTATTGGATACTCTGATAACATCAAACTACGAGATGCCAGGTTTGTTGTGAGTGAAGCTGGTAGACAGAGAGTTCTAAATGAAAAGAAAAAGTATGTTCATGCTTTTGTAGTAGGAACGCTGGTTGACAACTTAGGTGTCATAGCTAACTTTGAGCAAGTTAGATATAACCCTTATGTCTCTGGATCATTCTACAATGACGCATCCAATCCAGTATCTGAAGATTGGAGAGGAGCAGTTCACTTATTCAGAGACCAAGAAACCCAAAGATTAACAGTTGAAAAGGAGATAGCATAATGGAAAACTCAACAATGATTACAGATAGAGCTGGTATTAATAACTTTAGAATATTAACGCTGGTTAAAGGGTTGAAGCTGGAGATATTAGGATTGAAGAGAGGACGTGGAAAGTCTTGTTATCAAATCCTAAAAGATGAGTTTGGTTTAAAAGGATCTAAGCAAAAGGTTTATGACCAGCTTAACCAGGTCTTTGAAGACTGGAAAAAAGAAAACAATATGTAAAGGTTTTATCCTCGAAGAATGGGAGCCATTGGCTCCCATTTTTTTTTATTCTTTTTTT